ATGACATTTATTATTACCAACATTTTACTGGCCGTGATGCTTATTCTCGATTTGAGTACGTTCGTTATTTACAGGAAGGCCCGGGTCCCTTCGAAGAGCACTATTCTGGCCACTAAGATAAAAGAAACCCAGACGGTTATTCGCGATCAGGAAGTCGATGTCGAAGTTTCCTGGCTTTTGTTAAGGCAGAACGAAACGCGGCGGGATTCCGCGATCGCTTTATTGGAGAAGACCGAGAAAGAAATGGCAGAAGCGAAAGTCGCTTCGAAATCAGAGGAAGAGTGGGAGAAGGTCGAAGAGTTAAACAAAAAGTGCGTTGAGTTAGGGAGAACCACTAAGAAAGATAAAACCGGCAAGCAACTATACGAAGGCAGAATAGCCCAGTTAGATGCCGAAGTCGAAGGATACCGGGCTAAGATTGAGCAGTCGGTTTTTAAGCGCGAGTTTGCGAAGATGCAGTTGATCGGGTTGCGGGCGATGAAGCAACGAGGTTGGGCGGGAGATTTTGAAAAGTTCCAAAGAGAGAAACTCAAAGACCTCTTGTACTTTAAAGATTGGAAAGACGAGAAATAAAAGAAAAACTCTCCTTACGGAGAGTGAAAGGCCGCTAAGCCTGTTACGAGGGAGCTACCCTCTCTTCAATTACACTATTATAACTAAGACGTGAAATTCTGTCAACTATTACATACGACCGGGATTAAGAGTGCGATGAATCCTCCGAACAGCAACCACTTCCAAAACCAGAAAAGTTGCCATAAATTAGAAACTTCTTCGGGATAAGTCCAAAAATTAGTATAAGTAAGGACGACAAAAAAGATAAGAAAAATTCCCAAAAATCTGATCAATCTAATGGCTCTCATAAGTAAATTATAACGTATTTTATGGAAAAGTCAACAGATTTAGAAAAAAGAAAAGGGGGAACTTGTCGGGGGTGCGGAGTTTATATCGAGTGGATTAAAACTACCAATGGCAAGGATATGCCGGTTGATCCGGCAGAGGTAACCGTCATCACCAAAGACGGCCGGACTATCAAAGGATTCATTCCTCATTGGGCGACGTGTCCGAAGGCCAATCAATATTGGGCGACGTGTCCGAAGGCCAATCAATATTGGGCGACGTGTCCGAAGGCCAATCAATTTAAGAAAAGAATAAATCAATGATGCTTCTTGAATCAATACATAAAGAGATGGATAGGGCGAGAGAATTATTGGTTGAGTATAGGAAAATCCCGACAGGTTTTTTCGGGGCTACTATCATTGATCAAACCATCAAACAAGCGGAAAAGGCGATTGAGGAAGACGATGTCGTAAAAATGTTAGTTGCTTATGAAGAGTTAAAAAAACTTGAATAAAGATGAAGTATCTAAGAAGTTGTACATTTGAAGAATTGAAAAGAAAACGCAAATTACCGACTGCCATTTCTTTATTCAGCGGCTGTGGCGGGGCGGATATAGGCACGGCCCGAGCAGGATTTGAAATCAGGGTGATGCTGGAATGGGATAAAAATTGCTGCAAGACGTTAAGATGTAATTTTACAGAAGAAGGATTAAGGATTCGGCATCCCGGATATAACGGTTCTTTAATTAAGAAATTAAAAACGAAATTTCCAGATTGGTATCGCAAACCGGAGCCGGTGATTATGGAGGTTGATATTACTAAAACAAAAACGAAAGAAATTCTGAAAGCGGCAAGATTGGAGATCGGGGAGTGCGACATGATTTACGGAGGGCCACCTTGCCAAGGATTCTCTACAGCTGGGCATCAATCTTTAAATGACCCTCGCAATAAAATGGTTAAAGAGTTTATTCGGGTAATCAGAGAAGCAAAGCCAAAGGCTTTCTGGATGGAGAACGTACCCGGTATGGTCAGTATAGATAAGGGTAAAACGATCAGAGAGATTACCTCGGCGATGGTTTCCGCTGGCTATCGAATCAACTGGGATATTTTAAACGCCGCCGATTACGGAGTTCCGCAGGACAGAAAAAGAGTTTTCATAATTGGGTTGAGAAACGACGGAATGAATTTTGATGCTCTTGGTAAGAAGAATCCTCAACTAATCTTTGGAGCTTTCGGTGGCCCGATAGGACATCCTGAATGGTATGTCAAAAGATACAATATCAAATTAAGAGAATACGAAGAACAATTAAAAAAATGAAAAATCCTAAACCAGAAAAACAAGAGGTTAGCGACGAGGAGCAGTCAGAGATTCTTATCGAGGAGGTGAGGGCGATTTTATCAGAAAGTGTCTTTTCTTCCCGGATAACACTGGTGGAGGGAAAGCACGAGGTCGGTAAGATAATCACTGAAAGCCAGATTTATAAAAAGTACGGCAAGCAATCAGGCGAATTGATCCAAAGAATCGCCAAATCCCTAACCCGGTCCGAAGCGGACATTTATCTTTGCGTGCAGTTTTATCAGAAGTATCCAGATGTTTCTACGGTCGTAAAATCATTAAAAGGCAAGAAAAATGATATTACTTGGGCCGCGGTCAGACGTCTAATGTCTGGTAAGGAAGAGGTGCCGGAACACGAACATGTCTGGGAGAAGATTACTGCTTGGCGCTGCAAGGTTGAGGGGTGCGAGAAAATAACCACGACGGAGCCGAAATAAAATGGAAATCAATCAGATAATTTGTGGCGATACCTTAGAAGAACTAAAGAAATTGCCCACCGGAAACGTAGACTGTGTGATTACTTCGCCACCCTATTACGGACTTAGAAATTATAGTGTTGATGGTCAGATTGGTTTAGAGGAAAACTTTGACGAATTTCTTAAAAGGATTTTAGAGATAACGGCTGAATTAAAAAGGGTGTTGAAACCGACCGGGCAGTTTTGGCTGAATATGGGGGATTGTTATGGTGGAAGCAATGGCATGGGAAGCGACCAATCCAATCCTGGCAAGCAAACCGCACCACGACCAAAGAGGTTAAAGAGTTTCGGGGGCAATATAAAAAGTTCTGGCCTTTCCAACCCGGAAAGTTTATTGAACAAAGGTAGGTCAGGGAAAGATAAATGTATGTTGATGCAACCTGAAAGAATAGCGATAAAAATGATTGACGAGCAAGGTTGGATTTTGAGAAATAAAATCAAATGGGCAAAGCAGGTTTTAATCAGAAAAGAGAATCGGACAATCGGGGGCGTAATGCCGACGTCGGTCAAAGACCGGTTCAACGAGAGTGGTGAGGAATTATATTTCTTTGTTAAAAATAAGAATTATTATTTTAACTTGGACGCGGTGAGATTGAGAAATCAGGTGATGGGGGTTACCGATTTTAGGGAAAATCAAGGCGGATTTGTAAATATAGTAAAATTGTATCCTGAAAATAGCAAGTACAATAATCTTAATTATAGGCCATTCAACAGGCGAGTTAGAGATGTGGTAAGCGGAAGAATGGTTGGACAACCGCAATTTAAGGCAAGTAAAAAAGAAATTGAAAATTATCCGAAATATGCCAAAGGTTCAGGATTTGAGCAGAAATACGGCGAACCGTGGGATAGATTTGGCAAAAAGACGTTTAAAGCGGGAAAAGTAAAATGGGATATTTCAGAAAGACAGGCAGAATTGGTTGAGGGGGGGGTAATCAGCTCGGCACAAAGGATAAGGGGGTTCTATGACGAATTTGGTGGCAAGAATAATCCAGATGGCAAGAATCTTCCGACAATTTGGCAGATAGGAAGTGAACCGCATAATTTTCAGAAAGAGTTGGACGTTGATACAGACCACTTCGCTATCTTTCCGGAAGCATTGATTGAGATACCGATATTGGCTGGCTGTCCGAAAGATGGAGTGGTGTTAGATCCATTCATGGGAAGTGGCACAACGGCCGTAGTCGCCAAGAAACTAAAGAGAAATTGGTTGGGCATCGAGATCAATCCTAACTATATTAAGATAGCCAATCAAAGAATAAGAAGTACACCAACCCCATTATTATAAAAGGTCGATCGCTTCAAGAAAAAGGTTTTACCATTAAAATCAATCATTAAATTATGAACTATCTTAAATCAGTCTATCAATTCGTTAGGAACATCAAACCGAAGGCGGTATCAAAATACAGGCGGGAGTTTCTTGCCTGGTTCAATACCCTGGTCGATAAAGATAAAAAAGATTTCTTAAAGATATTCGGGGAGTTATAAATTTATATGGCTAAGAAGAAAACAAAAGTTGAAAAGCTTAATGTGCTTACGATCCCGATTCCTCTTTATAGGTGTTCCGTGGTAATCTTTTTCGGCGCTTCACTCAACGGAATGATAAAGACTGGGATCAAGCACGGCATAAAAGAAAAAAGCTTTAATACGGATTGGAAGCGGTGGATAGAAGATAATATGGGCGAGGGCAAAGGTTTCGCTATTACTTACGGGAAAGGCAATTCTGATGTTTTGGTTTGGATGTGGAAACGGCCGAGAAAATTATCGGAGTACGCCGTTTTGTATCACGAACTTTATCATGCCACCGATCAAATTGCAGCCCATAGACACTTTCAATTAAACGAAGAGCCGGATGAGCCGAAGGCCTATCTTTTCGAATATCTTTTCCGTAAGGTAAGCGAAGTATTATGGAAATAAATAAAATGAAAAGAGTTTTAAGATTCAGGGACAAATACGGTGGAGCAATCGAGGTCTATGTTTTAGAAAGGAACAATCAGGTAGCCGAGGATCTGATTTACGTCAGGATGAAAAGAGGTGGCGAGAAAGAAATCGGATTCGTGGTCAAACCCGATGAGGCAAGAATTATAATGGACGGACTCTTTCTGGCGATAGATGACATAATTGAGCAGTATAAATTGGAGAAGTTTAAGGTTAAAAAGAGATGTAGTTGAGTCCCACGATTCACACAATTCATTGTATAAATATGCCGTTTAAAAAAGGACACAAAAAAATACCGGGGAGCGGTAAAAAGAAGGGCGATAAAGAAAAGAAAACTATCGAGAGAGAGGTCGCTTTAGAATTATATCAACAAGGAATCCTTAATGAGTTAAAACCTTTAATGAACGCTCATTTTGCTATTGCGAAAGGAACGCAGATCGTTTTGGCGAGGGAGTGGGTCTACGATAAGAAAAAGAGAAAGAAAGTCCGGGGCGGCAGATTCGTCAGGGTTACGGACGAATTCGAAGTTGAGGAACTCTTAAATAGTAAGGAAATCGAGGGCAAGGATTACTACGTTATCTTTACCCAGGACCCGAACCCGAAGGCTTTGGAGGACTTAATGAGCCGGGTATTCGGCAAGTCGAAGGAAACGGTCGAATTGGAGGCTAAGCGGCCAATTATTATTCAAGTCGTCAGTGAGGAGGCCGAGAAGGCCCGGAAGAGAATCGCGGCCAGAAAGAAAAGGGCATGAACGGAGAAATAAAAAAATGTCAAAAGTGCGGTGCGAAATGCTGTCAGGAAATGTTTTTCTGGCTTGAAAAATGGCAGGACGCCAAGGATTGGAGGAGATGGGCTAAGTTCCACGAAAACGTAGAAGTTGGGATAAAAGATGGCGGTTTCTTTGTTAAGGTAAAAGTGAAATGTCGAAAACTAAAAAACGACAGATGTTCAATCTATAAAAAGAGACCGCAACTTTGCAGAGAATACGATTGTAGAAAAAAGGAGTTTATATTTTCAAAATAAAAAGAGATGACACCAACCGAAGAAAAGTTATTGTGCCAGGAGGATCTGTTTTACCTGACTAAGCATCTTTTGGGCTATTCCCAGATTGAAGAAAAACCGCATTTGGAGTTTTGTGAGTTCTTACAGGGTCCAGAGTCAAAGAAACTGGTGTTATTACCAAGAGGCACATTTAAAACAACAATAGGCACGATCGGCCGGAGCATCCAAAAGATAATCCAGAATCCGAATATCAGGATTCTCATATTCTCGGAAACCTTCGGCCAGTCAAAGAAGTTTTTGAGCGAAATCAAGCAGCAGTTAGAAGGCAACGAAAAACTTATCGGATTATTCGGCAATTTCAAAAGCGATCCGGGCTGGAGAGAGGATGAAATAACGGTCAGACAAAGAACCAGGATATCAAAAGAGCCCACCATAATGACTGGTGGCGTGGACGTTGTCAGGGTTGGCTTTCACTTCGATTTAATCATCGTTGACGACCCTCATTCCCAGAAGAATATCAACACCAGGGACCAGATAGACAAGGTTTTCAACGCTTACCGGCTTTTACTGCCGATGCTCGAGCCGGGCGGAGAGGTAGACGTTATCGCTACCAGATGGCATGACTTGGATTTAGCCTCGACTCTATTTAAAAATCCTTCATTCAAGAAGATGGTGCGGGCCGCGGAAACGGTCAGGTCAGACGGCACGGTAGAGTATTATTTCCCAGAGCGCCTTTCAAAAGAATTCCTGGCCGAAAAGAAAATCGATTTGGGAGCGTACATTTATTCCTGCCAGTACCAAAACAATCCGGTAGATGATCAAGACGCCACGTTTAAGAAGTCTTGGTTTAAGACATATCGGGAAGAAGAATTGAGAAGAAAATATCTCAATACCTACATCACGATTGATCCGGCCGTCGGCACGAAAGAGGAGAACGATTTCACCGGGGTTATCATCAATTCGGTCGACCAAGATAAAAACTGGTATTTCAGGCGAGTGCTTAAATTAAAGATCAAGCCGCCGGAGTTGATTACCAAACTTTTTGAATGGAATACGGCTTGGCGGCCAATCAAAATCGGCATTGAAAAAGAAAAGTATACACTGGTTATCTTTCCTTTCTTAGAGGAAGAAATGAAAAAGAGAGACGAGCAGTTGCCGATTGAGCAGTTGGTTCATTCTGACGCAAGCAAGGAATTAAGGATATCGGGACTGGCCCCGCGATATGAAAGAGGAATGATTTACCATAATGCCGAGGATCCGGAGACAGTTTCCTTAGAAGATGAGTTAATGAGGTTTCCGAAGGCCGCGACTGATGACTTGTCTGATGCTGCGGCCGAACAATTAGAGATAGCCAAGCAACCGGCGAAACCTGAAGCGCCGCCGGATTATTCGCAAAAAGGTCAAGGAGTTAAAAAGTATTATCCTAAACTTGGAGTATGATTACAAACATTATAATTTTAATTTCAATTCTTTTAGCCGGATACGGATTATTTTGGTTGGGTTGGGAAGAACACAAAGCGAGAACAAAATGGGTTGAGGGAGTCGAGAAACGAGCGTTAGAGATTTTACGTAATCAGGAAGTCGAGAGAGAAAGATTCGTGATCTTTCCATTCTATTTTCCTCTATTACCACGGAGCCAACAGTTAAATCTTGTAGAGAAATGGCGGGAAATGGAGGAGAGGGAAGAAAATAGGTACGAAACAATCATCAATAAAATAAACAAATCAAATGTCCGAAGAAAAACCAAGATGTAGTTGCGGCCGCACGAAGATCTACCGGGACGGCCTTTGCAAGAAATGCTATACCATTAAAAAGAAATCAAACAAATGACGAAAGCAGAAGAACGAGTGCTTTGGGAAATAGCAGAAAAATGCGCCGGTGTAGCTCCGGGTGAGAAAAGGGGACGATGGACGCACGAGGATAGAGTGGTAGTTATTTATTCGGTGCTTTGTTCGCTTATTCGGCTTAATAATAAAAAGGAAACAAACAAATGATTATATTTTATTGTCCAAAATGCGGTGGCACTCGTTGGAAAACTGAAGAGAAAGAAAAACTTTGGCAATGCCGGAAGTGCGGTTTTGTTGGGTCCGGGGTGGTCGACCCGCCCAAAATTGTGAAAGCCATTAAAGAGGCGAATGAAAAGATTGATAAAGCAGAACAGAAAGCGCGATTAAGTTGGTGGAAGAGGCTATTGAGTTTTATTCTTCATTTTTTCAAACATGATTAAAAAATACCAAATGGTCTGCAAGCACTGCGGCGCCCTTCTTTTCAAGACTGACGAGGTGATTCTTTCGATACTTACTTTTGAGATGAAATGTCCCAATCCCAAATGTCCCAGAAAGATTATTCAATCCAGAGAGGATATGGCAATGAAGTTATTAGAGGAAAAGGTAGTGGGGTTAGAGGCGAGGGCTTGACACAGCAACTGGGGACAACTAAAATATAGTAATCGGCGAAAGTCGACTTGGTAGAAGCCCACGGGCCAGCGCCATCCTTACGAGGTAAAAGCTTTCTCAATTTTTTAAGTTGGGAAAGTTTTTGCCTCGTTTTTATTTTATATGGCAGAAGAAACAAAATTACAGGAGCCAAACGCAGTTCTTACAACTACCCTGGATGTCCAAGATCCGCTTCTTTTGAAATTAAAAGCGGAAAAAGACGCCGCCATTAACCTCCAGAAGCACCGGCACGAAGCTTGGAAAGACAACTATGCTTTATTCCGCGACATCGTTGAAATCAACGAACTGACGCAGCGCCAGGCTTTGAGTATTCCGTTGATGAAGGAAACCAAGAAAACGATTTTTTCCCAGATTGACGAACCGCCAAGCGTTAAATTCGAATGCAAGGAAGAAGGCGTCAAAGGACGACAGAAAGATTTGTACGTCAATTCGTTATGGGACGATGATGTCGAGCGATGCAACTTTGAGGCAATCGATGTAATGCAAAAAAACAATGTTTTGCTTTACGGCCGCACTTTTGCGATGCTGAACTTTTCCAACAGCGAATTTTCAACCAGCGTACCAAATAACCTTGATATCGTTATTGATCCGAAAGTATTACCTTACGATATCGAAACGGCCAAATGGATCGTCCGACTTCATATCAATAAATCATTAAGAGAAATCCTGGCCAGCCCAAAATACGAAGAGAACGGCAAGCAACAACTCAAAGAGTATTTACAGAAGAGCCGGGGATTGATCGCTTTCAAAGATGACGCTACCCAGCAAACTAAAGACGATATTCTTAGAACCCTGGGTATAGACAACTATGACACCATGCACGTTGCTGACATTGAAATCGAAATGAACGAACACTTCACGCTTATTTGGGACCCGAAACAAAAGAAGTTTGTCAGGCATGTGGTTTTAGTCGGTCAGGAAAATGCGATCCTTTACAAAAAAACATTAAAAGAAACGATTGGCGTTGAGTTCTGGCCATTCATTACGTGGGGAGATGAAATCGACAACAATGATTTTTGGAACGATGGCATAGCCGATATTGTCAGAGTGCCGAACCAAGTCGCCAACATTTACTTTTCAACTTATACCGAGAATATGGTGTTGCGGAGTTTAGGAATGTATTGGTATCTGCCGGTTCCCGGGTATAATCCCAACACTTTTACGCCAACACCTTTCGGACAATATCCGGCGCCTCTGGTGAAAAATACTGACGGGTCTTATATGACGGTCGAGCAGGTGATCAAGAAAATGGATATTCCGGAGTTGAGCCAGAATATGGTGAACATCGAGTTCTTAGTGAAGATCGTTGAGAGGGCTACGGCCGCCACCGCAATCCAAAAAGGAATTCAGGAGACTGGCCCGGTTACGGCAACCGAAGTTAAGGAGTTAGCAGCTGCCACCGCTTCAAAGATGTTAAGCATGGCTAAATACTACCGCCGGGCCTGGAAAGAATACGCGTGGAAATGGTATGCGTTGAGGGCGGCGAACGCCTCTAAAACAAAACCACTTACTCTTTCCAAGAAATCACCGGATGGCGGTTATCAAGAAACGAAACTTTATCCATCCGATTGGATTTCCAAAAAAGGTTTTGTGCCGACCGTAACGTCAAGTTCCGAACAGGAAGCCAAACAATTAAGAGACGTTCAGAAAGTCATCATGGTTCAAAAGCAATTACCGAATAATATGGCTTTCCAAAAGATAGCGAGGAAACGTCTGATGGGCATGTTAAATCTTACGCCCGAAGAAGAGAAAGAGGTCGAGGCGGAAGAAGAAGCGAAAGCAAAAGCAGCGAGTGCTGTTGTTCCAGCTGGCGGAGTTGTTCCTCCAGCCGCCGGCGCAGCGCCGTCCGTACCAATTAAATAAAATACTCCTTGTCGAAGGGAGTTAATCAAAACAAATTATAAAAATTAACTAAACTTATGAACGATACAGAAAAAATAATCTTTTTATCAACGTCTAAGGTGCAGGCCACTTTTACGGTAAATGCAACCACAGACGTTATTACCTCGACCGCCCACGGTCTTCAGGGAGATGAATGTCTTCAATTAACAACCGCGACCACCTTGCCGGCAGGATTATCACTACTCACGAATTATTACGTGATCAGCAGAACGGTCGACACTTTCCAGTTGGCTTTAACCCCCAGGGGAAGCGCGGTTGATATAACCGACACCGGGACTGGAACTCATACCTTTCACCTTAAAGGAAAGGCGTTTAACGTTGGAGGATTCGATAGTGTCGCATTAACATTGGACTTTAGCGGGACTCCAACGATGACCGTCAAGATTCAGGGCTCAATCCAGGATGGAGTAGATTTCAACGCGGTTCAGTCGGCCAATAACCGATGGGATTATCTCGAAGTGGTCGATTTGGAAGACGGCACGGCTATTGATGGTGATACCGGCATAGCTTGCTCGGGTTCGGCCGATCATAGGATATTAGAAGTCAACGTAACCAGAATGGTCTGGATCAATGTCGAGGTAACCGCTTGGACGGCCGGATACTTAGGAGCAACAGTAAGGGCATCATAAAAACATGGCAAGACGATCCGAAGAAAAAAAACCGACCAATGTCGCGATAAAAAAAGAAAGAAAGAAAATTTCTGATTCTATAAGTATAGATAAACAAAATCGGGCATCGCTTCTGAAAGAGATAAAAGACTACGAGCCGACTGTTAAAGGACAACGGAAAATTTTGGCTGCCACCAATGCCGAGATACAGGACTCGTTAAGGGTTCTCGGGCAGATGAAAGTCAAGATTGATCAATTAGATAAAGAGATTTCGGATAAAACTCATCAGGCAGACATAATAACGGGCAGACTTAAAAAAGTCGAAGCAGTATCCAATGGAATGATCGAGGACGCCAAAAAAGAGATAGAGCGGATTAAGCAAGAGAATGCCGGGGAGATTGATAAATTGACTTCGGAGGTTAATGCTCTTACCGAGAAGATTAGGATTTTGACTTCCAATAAAGAGGAACTTGAAAAAGGCCTTAGCGCTCTTGAAATAACCATCAGCAATGCCCGGAATAATTTGGCAGTCTTAGAAAAACAAATCCAAGAAAAGAAAGAGGAACTTGAAAAACTTAATCTCGAGGGCATTGAAACGGCCAAAAAGACGTTGTCCGATTTGGGCCAGAATATAACCGATTTAAAGGGAAGGAAAAACGAGATGGAACAGAATCTCGCCGAGATAGAGGTAAATATAAGGGAAGAGGGAAAAAAGTTAGAGGCAATACGGGCCACCGCAAAAGCAACGAGTGATGGTCTTAATAAGAAGGAGGAAGCCCTAAAAGCAACGAGTGATGGTCTTAATAAGAAGGAGGAAGCCCTAAAAGCAACGAGTGATGGTCTTAATAAGAAGGAGGAAGATTTGGCGGCGAAGGAAAAAAAGATTTTGACTTTGGGTAATACTTTACAGAAACATTTGGATAAGCAAAATATACCAATTAAAGTTTTTGAATAACATGGCAAGAAGAACAGTTTCACCATCGGCTCAAGCCATCGATAACGACGTATTCTTTGTAGAGGGAGAAATCCCGGTAGGAGCGATCAATGGCGTGAACAAGACTTTTACCCTGGCCTATAATCCTAATCCAGACAGTTCTTTGGAGGTATTTGTCAATGGACAAAAACAAAAATTGACGCTGGATTATTCGTTATCTGGAGATACCTTAACAATGGTCTATGCTTGGGAGGCCGGGACAATAATCGAAATTAATTATCATCGAAAACCATGATGAAAAAGCAAACAATTATTTTAATATCGGTACTTATCAGTCTTTCGTTGCCATTATTTGCGTCGGCCGTTGTTACCGCACCCTCTCAAGGAGGCACGGGCACCTCGACCGTTCCAATGGCCGGTCAACTTTTAATAGGTACAACTGGAAATGTTTATAAGCCAAATTCTCTGACGGCCGGGACCAACATCACGATTTCAACCTCATCTGGTGCGGTTGTCATCTCTACCGTTAGTTCTCCAACCTTTGACAACGTAAGCACGAATTATTTGACGGTCAATACGAGCATAATCGGCGGGAATATAAATCTGGGCAACAACAATCTCTTAGACGCCAATTTAGTGAAAGCCAATTACTTCTGGGCGACCTCGACTTCGCAATCATCTACTTTTGCCGGGGGATTTGTTTCGCAAGCATCATCAACTGTTGTCGGTTATATCACCGCCACGGGAGGATTTAACGGCAATGCCTCAAGTTCAAATGATTTAATTTGCACCGATTGCATAAACGCCACCGAGATAGAAGACATTTATTTTTTGACGGTAGGCGATATTGTTACGGGTTCGTCCACCTTTACTGGAACTCTTGATGTAATCGCCACCACCACTTCAGGAATGCTCAATGTGGGTTCGGGCAAGTTATACATGAACGGAAACGGCAAAATTGGCATTTCAACTTCAACGCCTCGCTACACACTTGATGTCTGGGGCGACCTGGCTGTTGGCACGACAACTTCACCTATCTTTTATGCTGATGTCGGGAAAACTGGCAATGCTCCTCAAATTATTATCGGGGCGGATATATCAGTCGGCTCAATCCAGGTAGCCTCATCTTCCGGTGCGATTACCCTTGTTGATATGAGTGTTGATGGCGGAGCTTCGGCTGGCACCGAGGAAAGTTATTCATTTCAAATAGATAGCAATCAAATTTTAAGTATTTATTCGGAATCAGATGGCGTGGGTGGAATACAAAATAAGAGGGTGGGCATCAATACGACAACTACCCCTCGCTATATGCTTGATGTTCGAGGAAGAGCGTCATTCGGAACAACAACTAACGATTCAATACCTTTGCTTTTTGTCAGTTCTTTCACCACCAATGTTCAAATCGCTACTACTACAGGGACAGCTACATTTAACGTGAATAGCAAAACTGGGACTTCAACTACGGCTAATGTATCTGATGCGTCTGGTTTTGGAGGAGCAAATGTTCTTCAGGCACCAAATGGCAAATGTTATAGTCAGACCTGCAATGGTATAGACGCAAGCGGGTGCGGGTGGGCCACCACTACGTGCCCGAAATAAAATATGCCAACACCAATCTTACAAACATACATAAACGAAATAAACCCGTTTTCTTTATTCAGGTCATTGCCGGTCGAGGAAAAATCGGCCTTACTTGATGGTCTAAAACGAGGGGAAATAGAGGCACGGAATAAAATTATTGAAACACATTTGAGAATGGTGATCTACATCGCCAAAAAGTTCATTGTTGTTAATAAGAGCGAAGATTTCCTGATGGATATTGTTCAGGAAGGCAATCTGGCTCTTTGTAGGAAGGTCAATGATAAATTGCCAGATAAATTGGTAGAAGGAAAAGGAGATATAACTAATTATTTGGGGGCAGTTGTTGATGGCGAAATGAAGAGGGCTATTGCTGAAAAATTGAGATTGATACCGATAAGCAAAACTATTTATTGGGAAAAGGTCAAATTGGTTAAAACGCAGGAATTGTTTTTCGCCGAAAACGGCCGGGAGGCTTCTTTTGACGAGTTGGCTAAAAGTCTTCATATGAGTGCCCGAAAGATACAGGCATTGATTAAAGTGGATAGTGGCAATATCACTTCTTTAAACGTGATGGTTGAAGGGATTGAGGGAGACGAAATATCTCTTTACGCCATTGTTGAAGATAAAACAATGCCCTTTTTGGAATTAATTGAAAAAAAGATACTTAGAGCGAGGTTGAATTATCTCATTGAAAACAAATTGCCTATTCGCCAACGCCAGATAATACAGATGTTTTACTTTGAAGAGAAAACCATACCCGAAATAGCCAACGAGCTTAACTTATCCAAAAGCTCCGTTTCTACTTGGAAAGTTGAGGGGTTAATCATATTGAGGAAAATAATGAAGAATAACGTTTTAATGTGGAGATCTTCCGATAACAAAAATTGTGCAGATCTTCCGATAACAAAATAAGAGAAGCGATGCATTATGAGGATTAAGCGACCGACCTACCCGTTATTTAAGGAAAGAGAAAAACTGAACAGAAAAGTGTTTACAAAAGAAATAAGGACAATTCTTAGAATGAGGAAATCGGGATATAGTTTTCGGAAAATAGCGGAATTTCTTGAGATAAGCCATGCTGTCGTCTACTCTTACTGGCTTAGAAAATGCGATCCAGAAAGATTTGAGGAAGCAAGGCAGAGAGAAAGAGATCGCAAGATAAAGTATTACTATAAAAAACGCAGGGGAAGCAAAGAATTGAAAGAGGCGCTTCGCAGGCAGTATCAAAGGGATAAAGAAAAACCAGGTTGGAAATCGTATCAGCAGAAAGTTTGGAAGTGGAGAATTAAAAAGGTTTCCGGCTAAGGTTTCCCGGATGGGCGCTTGCGCCGGTCCGGGGATCCTAAGCTCAAAATTATATGACAAAAACTAAAGAAATAAAAAGAAGCAAATACTGGAACACAATGGTCGATATTTTAGAAGGTCAGTTTCCAAAAGGCGAATGCAAGGAAAGGGGAAAAGCATTAGTGCTTTTGGCCTATATCGAAATGATGTTGATTGGCACTAAGTTTGATGAAAACGGAGAACCAATAAAAAAGTTATGCAAATAGCTTTCAACAACTGCGTTAAAAAAGGAGGCGAGGTAAGTACGGCGACCGGCCCAGATGCCCAGTACGGTTTGAAAGAAGGAGAGTACCGGGAGTATTGCTGGCTCGCGGGAATGAAGAAACCGGCCTTAGGGAACAAAAAGAAGGTTAAGGCGGCCAAAGTATCCAAAGTCAAAGCGATAACGGTTGCCGTGGCCGTGGCGGCCGCCGTGGGAGGGGCCTATGTCGAAACTGGCGGGGGATTTACCGAGATTGATACTGGATTGATAACAAACGCGCGCTACGAGGAGATTAAGAGTGATTTAATCGATAAGCATTCTAAGAATCAGCTTTCGGCCATCGAGTTATTCTACGGCGAACAAGAAACGATGAAAGAGTATCGGGCCGTCATCGACAAGGAGGTCAAAAAAGGAAGCTTCAAAAATCTTGATTTTAAAGGGGTTACCCAGGAAGTTTTACTCTCAAAAATAATAAATAATCTTTCAACAAAGAAATAACATGTCAAACATACTCGAACTCGTCTTACAAAAATTAGGCAAAAAGAGTCCGGCCGAATTAAGCCAGATTGGGAGGGAAACCTATGAGCGCTTTGAGAAAATCCTGACAGGCGAACCGCTCACTTTGGATAAACTGCACGCTTTTATGAAATCCGAGCGGGCGAGCATCCAGGACGATTTAGATAAGGGAGTCGAGATGAATTCGAATCTCGATATGTTTCTAAAGGCCAGGTCGATGGACTGCAAAATTTGGATAACTTTGATGGAATCGCCCAAGCAGGCGGCCGAGATGCTTGAGCAATATCTTAAAAAGATTCACGGGATTAAATAATTTTTAAATCTATGCCTTACGATTTATTTACAAAAAAAGTCAAGGGTAAGAAAAAGTATTGCATGACTTCGAAAGATAGCGGGAAAACATATTGTTCCAATTCGGCAGCGGCCAGAAAGAAAATGATGAAACTGCACGAAGCCTTCAAGACCGGCTGGAAACCGACGGGGAAAGCTAAAACCCGGACACAAGAGACACTACGTCTTAAGAAGTAAAAGGATAAAATTATAAAGGTCGAGTAAAGTATTTATTAAATTAAATTATTACCATGGTTACATTATCTAAAGAAGAAAGAGCTAAAAAGCAAGCCGAGGCTCTAAAACTAATTCCTTTCGGATTCGTCGGTGGCAAGGAACTTAAAGCGATCTTAGATAAGGGCCCCAGCGGAGTGACCGAAGACGAAAAAGCGATCCTGCGATCCAGAATAACTTATTTGACCGAACAGCAAATTGAAGATTTTGGATTAGAGGAAAAGAGCGCAGAAGAAACCCCAGCGAGTTCAGTAGAAGAAGGAGGAGAGGAGGTTCCGCCGGCAGAAACTCCAAAGGAAAAGAAAGCGAGAGAGAAGGCAGAGAAGGAAGCGGCTACGGCAAAAGCGAAAGCCGACAAAGAAGCCGCAAAAGCGGCCAAGGAAGCGGCTAAGAAAAAGAAATAACGAGCCGGTGATTGAAGACGGCATTATTCAGAACATTTAACGCCAAACCCTATAATTCGTTGCGGACATTTTCGAAAGTCCGAAACGAGAAGTAGGACGGCATAACAAAATTTTATGGCAAACCCAAACCCCAAAAAGGACGACCCTAAAAAAGTCAAACCCAAAGATGGGACGGGACCGGCAGGTGCGGGGTCTCCGCCAGAGCCGGAACCTGATTATAAAACGAAGTTCAGCGAGTCTACCCGGGAGAACCAGCGGCTTATTACCACGGTTATCCCAGAGAAAGACAGAAAAATCGCTGACCTTGAGACCAAGCTACAAAGCGCAACTCTTTCTGAAGAAGAATTGGTTGAAGAATTTCCTGATTTTGAGGATATGAGTCCCGAAGAGCAGAAAAAGGCCAGGGCGCGTCTTATCGAAAAGAAACGTTTACTGACCTTAGAGGCAAAGCAAAAGATGAGAGAGGATTACGATGCCTTGCCCGAAGATATCCGCAAAAAGATAGAAAAGAAAGGCGGATACAATGCTTTTAGGGATTTCGCGTGTTCCCCGGACAACGCCGGGCAGAAGAATCTTCTCAACCTTGCTAAGTCCTTCATTTTCGAAGAGGGAGGCGAAGAACCACCCGCAACGATTGAAGAACCACGGCCAGGATTAGAGGAGGCGCCAGGCGGAGGCCCAACAGTCGAAATTCCCTCGGAGGGAACGATGACTGCGGCAGAAGCCGGCGAACTACGCACTAAAAATCCAGTCAAGTATAACGAACTTGTCCGCACCAAAAAACTCAAAATAAGGGATTAGTCCAATTCTTCCGACATCGGTCGCAGAAAGGGTAAGATTATCGGTTTTTATTCAAATGGATACATACGGAGACAATTTAGGAGAACGTTTTGCCGTAACAGCTTTGGACAAATACTTCGAAGAGACAGTCGTGGATAAGATTACCAACCGCAATTACGAAAGGTATATTACGGAAGGTGGCGCCTCATTGGTTCACATTAAGACTTTTGGCAGTTTGACATTAGGCACTTATACCGGCGCTAACATGACTGCCGAGGATCCATCAGAAAGCGAAGGAGATTTTAATCCCGATCAGCAAAGGTATTATTACTTCACGATTTTAAGTCTCACCAAATTCGAAGATTACGTCAAAGACCCTGAAAGCGACTTGATTAAGAACGCTGTCGCCCAGTTAAAGGAAGCGGTGGATGCTTATGTTCTTGGTTTGTACGCCGATGCTGGCTCTGGCAACAGAGTAGGTATCGATTACAGCACCGGGACCATAACTATTACCGTTACTACTGGAGCTTGCGTCGGAGTTGGAACTACTTGGACATCTGCGATGACTGGTTTGGGAATTAAAGCGACTGGCCATTCGAAATGGTACAGATTTACCTATGCCAGTGCGACTACTGGTTTTGCCTATAATGACTCTGACGATGATACAGCTTCTTACGACGGAGGTACGATTACAGCTGCTGCCTACACCATCGAAGCGGCCGCAGTTAAGACTATTACCGTAGACAATGTCTTTGAATCGGTTGATGGATTGGCTATCAGATTATCTGAAAACAAGATTCCCAAATCCAATCGTTGGATAGTGTTTAACGCCCGCGTCGCTTCTGTGGCAAGAAGGTCCGATGAATTGACTCAGCCTCTCCAATCCTCTTATGAGGATGTGGTTAAGAGGGGATTGATTGGAATGATGGCTGGATTTACGGTTTACGAGAACGAACAAGTTTCTGGTAATAGCGTAACTGGTTGGTATATCATGGCTGGGCACACTTCGGCCATCACTTTCGCGATGGAGATGCAACAGTCCGGTATCGAAAACGATATTATCGGCAACTTCGGCAGGAGGTTTAAAGCCCTGTGGGTTTACGGTGGCAAAGTTCTCGACGAACGCAGAAAAGGACTCGCGTACATGTGGGTTAAGGTTTAGCCTTAGCCCGCTTTTACGTTTGACTGACATTCTTTTGACTTTCCTTGTAGTCAGACTCTTGGGCCATTCGGCCCTTGAGCCTGCCCATAAGAGCAGGATTCCTTCAAGGTAGAGGCGTGGGACGGCCATCAACCAAACCCCATGCGGCATCCAAACGAAAGGTCGTGAAGGGATAAATTAAAACGCTTTATTCAAATGTTTAAAGAAAAATTTATCGATATCGAAGAAGCATTGGATAAACTGATGGTTACCACCGGCCGAGCTTTTTACGTGATGAATACCACGGATCCTGGTTACGACGATTTTGTCAAAAGAGCTGGCAATTATCGTGATGGTGTGGCGAAAGTTTATAATAACGTTGCCGATGCCTACAATGCTGCTGTTACTAATAGAAACGACGTGATTTATTTATCCGCCAACAGTGTGCACACCTTAACCACAATGCTGACTGTCTCTAAAAGTAGAGTTAATTTCGTTGGAATGGATGGTGGTGGAAGATATACCGAACAGGGTACAAGAGTGCAAACAACAGTCGGGGCCGCGGCCGCTGCCGTAATAAAGAATACGGGAACGAGGAATTCATTTAGAGGGATAAAGTTTATCCAGAACGATACAAACGCAGCCGCCATCAATGTCTTTATAGCAGCTGGAAGTAGCACTGTGTATGAGAACTGTTCGTTTATTTTTGAGGTAACGGACAATCTTAACAAGACAACTGCTACTGAAGTGCTGTGCGGAGAAGCTGGCGGAACATTTAGGGAGTGCGTATTCGGGAATGATTGTATTCTTAGCTCTGCTGCCCGTTCGGTCTTCACTTTTGACAATGTCTCGGGTTCAGCTACTGGTGATGCGTCCAAACATTGCACATTCATTGATTGTATGTGGACGATTCAATCCAGTTCAGCCAGTGCTTACTTTGTGAGTGCTGCTGATACAGCAGCTTTGAAATTCCGAACGACATTCATTAATCCTGTTTTCCATGCGGCTGTTAATGCCACCAATTCTGCAGTTATTCTTACTGATGCTTTCGCTTCAGTGAGCGGTTTAGTGGAAGGAAATATATTGATTGTAAATCCTGCTACGAACTGCACCAATCTATGCACAGTTAACAACAATGTAAAAGTTGTTGGTAATAGCATGGCTGGTGGAGCAGATACTGCGTATGTTGGTATTGGTATTGTGCCCGCTTAGAGACTTCCTTGTGGTCTTACTTGGCTCCTTTACGGGGGCCAAGACAAGGTCGCAAAGATAAAATAAAACAAATTTTATGGCAACAGAATATAGAAAATTTAGAATTACGCTTCAACTGAAAACTCCCGAAGGAGATAAGAAGGCGGTTTACGAGGTGGACGTGGATAATAACAGTATTAAAGACGTGATGGGCATTGATTACCGGACACTCGAACAAAAAGATGCCGTCCATCAGGTTTTATTCAAAATGATAGAATTTTTGAGAATGAAAATCGACTGGCAAATTATCAAGGTTCAAAGATTAGACGAAACAAACGTTGAAATAAAAGAGATAAAAACAAATGCTTAGACAAGAAACCATACGGTCATTTCTTGGATTCGGGGATAACAAAATGGCGGGAGAGATTTACTACTCGCAAGGTATGCGTTGGTCGGGATTCGGGATAAAACCCGATTGGAGATTGAGCGATTCGATTAGTAGTACAACCTTGGCGGCCCTGACATTGTTAACCTTTTTTGCCCAGAGAACAGAAACCAGCACGGTCTATAATTTCGGATTGGGAAATACTGGAAAATTATTCAAAGTCGAACAGAACCTTAATACCTGGACTGAAGTCTCCGGGATTACAACGACCGGATATGGTAATGGTTTGGGAGTCGATACGGAAAGCAATATCATTATTGCTGGCAGACAATACCTTTGTAAAATTAGTCCCGCCAATCCGAATGTCATAACAAATAACTGGAAGGATCTCGGTTCTGACGAGATAACGATGTGGCGGCCGATTGAAAGATATGAAGATACGACGCTCATTGGCAATAAAAACAAGATAGCGACTTATACCGGAGACGGATCTGATTTCGCGGCAGATACCCTCGAATTCCCAGCGGGATTCGTAATCAATAATATCAAATCTGGCCAAGGAGGTATTCTTATAGGAATGAATTTCGGCAACTGGGGAGTGCTGGCTTTGTGGGACAATTATTCGGATCGGGCAATCACTCCTTGGATCTGGTTTGACGAACCGATTTACTCCATCGCCAAATACAAAGGTCAATGGATCGTGGCGGTCGGCGACGAATTCATCATTACCAATGGTTATACTTACAATCATTTATGTTTCGCCCCCGATAGTAAGATTTACGGTACCAGATTCGTAATGGAACACAGTCCGGGTTGTATGACGGTTAAAGATAATTATCTAATCGTGGCTGGTGGCCAAGGAGAGGTCAACCGACGGCAACAAGGAATCTGGATTTACAATTTAGATATTGGACTTTGGAATTTCTGCCCGGTTTCTAACGGGGTAACCGAGAACGTTTCAATCGGAGGGATACTATCAGATGACGCCTTCAACTTCTTCGTTTCCTACCAGACAAGTTCTCCAGCAAAAAGGTATATTGGAAAACTCTATACCGCCATGCCGGCAAAAGCATATTTCATCACTTTGCCCTGGGGAACGGGAGACAATAAGAAAACGGCCGAAGGACTACTCCTCAATTTCGGTTTCGATATGGTTAATTCCAATTACGAAGCCAATCCCGCGATCACCATAAAAGCGGGAATTAGCGACTGTAAAAGGCAACTGTGGAATTACGGCCAGACGAGAGCGGTTTCAACGAACAAAAAGATATTAAAAGTCGATGGGAGTTATAGCAGCATAAATAAAGCCGAGGTCGGCGACGAGATAACGGTTTTGGAGGGGACCAATGCGGGCGAATCGCGTTACCTCGTCAGTATTGCCAATCCAGGAACAAATACCGAAGAATGGACAGTTGATAGCGATTTCTCCAATTTGACGGAAAGTACGGTTTACCTCAATATCAGTCCTTTCAAAAAAATAACAAGCGTGACAGTTTCTACGGCCGAGATTAAAGAAGAGGGTTTTTATCTACCAATCGAAAGCGCGCCGGTCGGTAAGAAGTTCATGGTCAAGATAGCATTCGTGATCGCTGGTAATAATATGGTGCCGGAGATAACATCGATGTCTTTAATTTATAACGACCTGGGTTTTAATTAACAATTATGGACGAAGCCACCTACCAAGAAAAACTTCAAAATGGCGAGATAAAAATAGTTGAAGAGCCGAAAGCACCCGAATCGGCAACAATTCCCGAAGGAGATTTGACTCTCGAACAATTCCGGCAGTACATTCCCTTCCTCGAACAATTAAAAAATGTTTTTCAGCACATTGAGACTGCGCCGACCGACACACCGCAAGGATTTCTCAATCAAATCAAATTCTATCTGGCTTCGAACATTTACCGGGTTTACGTCAGCATCAATAATATCTGGAAAAAGATTTTTGACTCGGTCGAATATGCGGATTTAACCGATGGAGGCAACACGACACTTCACACACATTTAACAGAAGTCGAAATGGTAGTTGTAGATTTTGCAACGGATTGCGCCACCGGTGATGGTAAATTCTATTTTCACGTCGGGCAGAAATTAGCCGGAATGAATCTTGTCTACTGCCACGCCAAACATATCACAGCTGGCTCGGGAGGATCTCCGACATTGGTCCAACTTTATAACCTTACCGACAGCCAAGATATGCTTTCAACAAGAATAATGGTCGACGTGGGAGAAACAGCATCAGAAGACGCAACAACTCCTTATGTAATCAATACGAGTTATGATGACGTGGCCGAGAACGATATTATAAGAATCGATGTTGATCAGTTGCCGACGACCGTACCGAAGGGATTAGTAATAACATTGGGATTTCAGAAATAATATGGATACAGGATTCAAATCACCAACGATATATGACGGAGACTTTTGGACTAATCCAACAAACGCTTATGTTCAAGACGATACTGACGCTGTCGGTCAGGCAGGAAATCCAGATTGTATAGGGAATTGGTCTGGATTCGACTTCGGGATTCCGGTAGGTGCAGTAATAAAAGGAATAGAGGTATTGGTTAGATTTCGGACTACTGGAGCGGGACTGACGGCAAAGATAAAGATGGAATTGTATCATTACGATTATTACGAGGATTCTATTTATCACGGAGAACTTTTCACCGAACAGAAAACAGAGGCGGTTGATACCATATCTGGTTACATTTTCGGCCATGGGGGAGGGGCGACTGATATTTGGACTCCGACAAGACCCTGGCGAGTTGGGTCAGAAGGAGATTTTGGAAGTCATTTTACGGTTACTATTCGGGAGAACGCCGGGACCGGCAACCCGATGATAGATCACATTAAAGTCAAGGTTTATTATACCGTACCGGGATTAGTGAGACTGGTAGTAACGGGTAATGATGATTGCCTTCGAAATTATATATCTTCTTCTTTCTTCGGTCTCGGATCCAGTTTTATAGCAGGATATGGCAGTTCTACAAACCGAAATCGTGGTTCTGCTGCGAGATTTCTCAATATAACCATTCCGCCTGGAAGTACAATTATTTCGGCTACACTAAAATTAACTGGTAGTTCCGCTCTTAGCGCCACTATAGTAAACACTCGACTTCGTTGCGAAAAAAATATCAATCCACTTACATTTAGCACGTCAGGAGATTTCGATGCTCGGGTTTGGACAGATAAGTATATTAACTGGGATGCCATTGGAGCTTGGAGCGACTTGGTGGAATATGAAAGTCCAGATATCAAAGATTGTATTCAGGAAGTTATTAATTTGGCGGGTTGGGCAAGTGGCAATGCGATAGTGGTACTTTGGGATGATTTTGAACAACGAAGTACTCAATCTGCCAATAGGAATCGTATTGCTTATTCTTACAATGGTGATCCTGCTTATGCGCCTAAATTATATATTGATTACACGCTACCGCCTCCAGTATTGTTCAAACCAAAAATAACAATTTATTAAATTAAAACAAACTTATGGATTTTGAAACAATGCAGAATGAGGTGTGCGACGAGTTGGGGATTTCTCTGACCGATATCGCACTCAATAAACTTTTTACTCTAACCCAGTTGAAGCGCTGGCTTAATCTGGGTAAAAACTGGGCTTTGAATTATAAACGCTGGCCGTTTTTGGAGAATAAAGATACCGATGCAATCGATGCCACCGGCACTTATCCGTACCAAGCAGGAATGAAAACAAATAGTATCTGGTTGATTACCGTGGCCGGCAAGAAGTTCGATAAAATCAGGTACGAGGATTATCTTCAATACCTGGAAGACGATCCAGACGGCGATGATAAGGTTTGGGCCGAGTACGACCGGGACATTTTTATCAATGGCAATGCCTGTTCCGTGGGAAACGCGATTATAATGCATGGTTTTGAAGCGATTGACGATTTGTCCACCGGTACCGAGACGACTCCTTTTGCCGCTGCCGAACCGACTGGGGACGAAGCGATCGTATTATACGCAGTTGCCAAAGCACTTAAAAAGAAAAAACAGGCGGCTGAAGCCAGAATATCAAGAGGAGAAGCTGGATCTCTATTGGATGCTATTTGGGACAGGATTATGGAAGCCAAACCGCGAGAGGTTACCAAGTCGAGGCCTCTCTTCAGAAGAATGAATGTTTTAGAGGGGACGACTGGTAAAACCCAGCAGGAAAAAATCGGCAACTTTTAATAAATAAAAATATGAATTACCCCACTATTTCATTACAACCAGGGTCAACAGATGTAGCTTCAGTAAAACAACTTCAAGATTACTTGGTTTCTAAGGGCCTGATGACCCAAGAACAGGTAAATACCGGGTATGGAACTTACGGCCCACAAACCACTGCGGCGGTGTTAGCGCTTCAGAAAAGTTTAGGAATAGATTATTCATCTGGACCTGGTTATTGGGGACCGAAAACTTTGGCCGCTTTAGCCGCAACGCCTGCTACACCTCCTGTTTTACCCATTACGCCAACGGGTCCAGTTTTACCTTTAGTTCCTAAAACACCTACAACTCCAGCCCCTGTTACGCCTGCGGTAACTCCGCCAGTTACACCGGTAGCGCCTCCAGCGACTCCAGTCGTGCCTACCACCCCAACCACCCCTGCAACGCCAGTTACGCCGACTACACCCACGACTCCGGTAACCCCCACAGCGCCAGTCGTTAATCCTGAAGATATCCAAGCTCAACTTGCCGATTTAAAAAATAAACTTGCTACGGCCCAGACCGAATTAGAAAAAGAAAACGCCAGAACAGATTTTGTAAAAGCGGCATCTGCGGCCGGAGTTTCCTATACCGATATTACAAAGTATCTGGCTACCTTAGAGCCAGCAACAGAATCAGAAGCCGACAGGAAAAAAGCGATCTATGAAAAATACGGAATCACCGGACTTGAAGAAAAAGCTTTTGCCACGCCAACGGAAACCTTCGAAAGTATTTATAAAAGAGCGTATCAAGATGCCGGGTTGTCCGATCTTGTTTCAAAACTGCAAGGCATTTCAGACGAAATCGCCAAAGTAGACGATACCTATAATCAACATATTGGAGATATTAATAAAGACGTCTGGCTTCCAGAGGGAAGCCGATCGGCCCGCGTCAAAAGAGAAAGCGATACTTACGAAATGAAGAGGACAAGATTGGATGCCGAATATACCAGAGTTTCCAATGAGCTCGAAAGAGGCAAGCAAAGGGCCGAGAGCGTCGCCACCAATGCGTTAAGTGAAATTGAAAAAGGCGCGACCAGAACCAAAGAAGAATTGGCTTATTACGTTAATAGAGCGAATGCCGACTTGGCCGCGGAACTTACAACCGCCAAACAGGAAGGAGAAAAGGAATTGCTGCGGTACTTCCCGGAGTTTGTCGGAGCTCTGCCTGCACCCAAAGAAGATACATCTGGCTGGCAGTTAAAACAAAATGATAGTGGTGAGTGGGTTTGGACTCATCCGACTAAGGGAGAAAAACCATCAGGAATTATGGGCAAGAATACTCTCATCAGTCAGGCAACATTGAACAAGTTATCGGCCGGAGGCGTACCTAACGCTGAAGCGATAGATATCCAAAATGCCTTTAATGAAGGCTACACGAAAGATCAGATTAAAGCGGCTTTGACCAAAGTTGGCAAAGATCCGAAATTGGTTGATACCTTTACAGATATTGTCGCCAAGATAATCGCACAAGAAGCACCGTGGACCGAATAATAAAATTATGGTTTTCATTGGTAAAACTTTCCAAATAGGGGAAGAGCCGGCTAACCCGGTACAAACGGTTGATACATTACCAAAATCCGGTTTTATCGGAAAAACTTTTAGCATTGAAGAAAAACCGTTGGCCACCGTTATCAAGCCTCCGGTGGCGGAAATTGCCCCGAAATTAAGTACTCTGGAAAGCGCTGTTAAAAGTTTGAAACTGGACATCGAAACAGTCAAAGCGTTTCCGCATGCCTTAGATGAAACGCTGGGTATTACCAAAGCGATCAAAGAAAAAGGGATTAAAAATTCTATCATTGACGGACTTTACTCTTTTGGAGAGGCAATCGCCACTGCGGCGTTTAGAACAGCCAAAAGCATTATCGGTATTGTTTCCCCGGAGGCGGCCGAGAAACTAATACCCGAGACGGTCCCTCATCCTACGGAATTATTGTTAAGAGCTTTAGGAAAAGAGAGTTGGATAAAATCAGTTAGGACTGTCCAGATTGGTAATTCAGCTCAAGTCCAATACCAAAAATGTATCGACTCCGGTCAATCCGGGGCGATCTGCGGGATGATTGTCGGGAGCGGTGTTATTTTCGATGCCACGATTGTTGGAGGATTGGCCGAGGGTATCTTAAGAGGAGTAGCCAAAGCGCCGGCGGTAACTCCGATAAAAGTCAGCGAGGCGGAAAAAATCCTTAAGGTAGAAAAGGGCGCTTCGCCGGAAGAAATCAAAACGGCCTATTTCGAAAAGGCCCACGAAACTCACCCGGATAAAATAGGCGGGTCGGTAGTTGAGTTCGAGAAAGTAAATAAGGCCTACCAAACTTTGACCGGCATCAAGCCGGTGACTTTAAGTGTCAGGGATTTGGCTTATCAGTTGACTAAAGAGAGGTCTTATCCTTGGCAGAAGGCAAAGATGCCTTCCGAAGCGGTTGTCGTGCCCCAAGCCCCAGCCAAGGCCCCAGGAGCTATTACAGCACCAGCCGAAACGAAACCACCCGTTGTTCCAGAGGCGATAGTGCCGAAAGTCTCGCCGGAGATCACCCAGTATGAGAATCATATGAAAACGCTCACGCCACAGCCCAAAATCGCTGCTATTCCCGCGGTTCTGGCCGAAAAGGTCATAATACCACCCCCAGAAGTCCCCAAACCGCCGACTGCCGCGGCAATAGTTACGCCACCGCCAAAAATTGAAGTTCCTAAAGTCCCTGGAGAAGAAAAACCAACTCTCGAATTAAAAGGTCAACCCGAAAAAGAGCAGGCCTACACCAATATCTCTACACTTGAAAGCAAATTAAAAAGTTCTTATCTGCCGAAACGCACCAAGGTCAGCGAGGAGTTATCCAATATCTTTATGGAGATGGAGACGTCTGAAGCTGGCAAGCGATATCCAATCAGGAATGAAGAGGGTACAATAACGGAGTGGGTTGGCCAGGACTCCACCTTTCCTAAATGGATCCCCGAAGATCTCCGGTCGAGAGATTTATTCAATAAAGTAATGGAGGGGATTTCCGATATTAAAAACATTAAATTTCCCGATGGTAATTCGCCGAACCAGCGGGCATTATATAACGCCATCTTAGAAGAACTTGATTCGCGCCTGGGCCTCGATACCCGGGCTATCAGGGATTCTATTTTGGAAAACTATGACGCCATCAGTAAAAAAGAAGCTCCAGGGCCTGTTAGTGAAAGCCTTGCGAGAGCGGAAAGAGCAAGAAAAGAAGAAATAAATGTCGAAGAGATTGATTTCGGGGGAAAGGAGCCCGAGGTCAAGCCGCCAGAGGTTAAACCAGTCGAAGAAAAAACAGAGATTCCAATCACCGGAACAATCGACAAAAATACCGGTGAGGTAAAGTTTTTCAAAAAAGAGGAGCCGCCAGCTCCAAAACCGAAAATAGAGGAGGTGATGAAGATCGGTGCCGAGAAAAAAGCTGAAGCAGTCAGAACCCAGGAATCCGACAACGACCTTCTTCTTAGACGTGAGGAATTGTTGGAAAAAGAAAACGATGGTACAGCCACCGAAGCGGAAGAGGATGAATTTGATAAGGTTAATGCCGAATTGGAAAAACGCGGCCTACTTAAAGTCCCGGAAGATGAAGAGATTGTTTTAAAAGAGACCGCAGAGATGGAGGAGATGGGTAAAGATGAGCCGTTTGGGGAGGAGGGCATTGAGGCAAAAGACATATTCAAAGCCATAGAGGGTGAGGGCGAGGTAAAATATAAATTAACTTCTTTTGAGGGAAAGACTACCCCGAGATTTTTAGAACCGATTGCGGAAGAATTAAAAAGGGGTGTCATCTCCGGGAGGATCAAGAGTGCGGAAGAATTTGACAAATCTCTAAGAAGTAGTAGAGTATTAAGTGATGAAGAACTTCCAGGTGCAATACAAACCGCAAAAGGAAATTATGATAGGGCCAAAGCAACTGGCGATTTTGCGGAAATCACAAGAACGAGAGAACGACTTGAGCAGGAAATCGAAGACTGGAATCACAAAGAAGCCTTAAAAGTTTACGCCTCTCATATTTATTTATCGGGATCAACTACCCGAGGAATTGTAATGGCCCACGGCCAAGGTTATGTCGCTGGTGGTGGAAAAACCATCACGGCCGACACTATTTTACGTGGGCCTTTTCTATTGGAGGCAAAAAGATACGCCGGAGTTTTGTATAAACCCAAAGTTTTAAATAAATCGATAGACGAAATTACTGAACAAGACGTCCCCAGGATGATGAAAGTATTGGAAACGCAGATCAAAGAAGTTCCTGAAAAATGGCACGGCAAAGAAACAAGACAGAGTGAATTGTATAAATTACAGGAGCAGTTAGCGATGTTGAAACAACTTAGGAATGAATTAACTTTCAATCCCAAAGAATTTTATAATCGATTCGTTGGGGGAGAATCAAAATATCAATTAACTCCTTACGGGGAAGATCTCGCCAAGACCCAAGCGTTCAAGGAATACATGGCCGAAAATGAAATGGCTTACGGAAAGCAGATTACCAACGAAGAAGCGGTTGCGATTATTAGCAAGTATTTTTCGCCTAACGAGGTTTCAATTAACTTTACTAAAAATATCATCAGGGCCGGGCATGGTTTGGCTATTGCTGCTTATTCCGGAGTGAACGATATGATCAGTTTTCTTGGTCCCGGAACGTATGCTCGAGTGCCAGAGCATGAAGTAGTTCACGCTTATATTGATTTATTCTCTACTCAAGCCGAAAGGTTAGATGTTTTGAAAGACGTAATAAGAAAGAATCCTGAAATTAAAACACTCCACGATGCCGAAGAGTGGGTGGCCGATGCTTTTCCAGAATACGTAAAATATAGAAAAGGTTTCGCCGGAAAAATACTGGCGTTTTTCAGCAAACTTTTATCAAGGATGATGAGGTTTTTCGGGAAGAATCGCAGAGCGAGGATTATGGATTTATTTGACGATATTATCAAGCGGAAGCGACCGGCCGAAGAGATTAAGATTAGAGGAGAACCTGCGAGGGAAGCTATTAAATATAAAGAAGTCGGCATTACCAACGAAGAACTGGATGCTTACGATTATATCCAGAAAGGATTGCCGGTCCCCGAAGAACTAAAGTCGGCTATCGAGTCGTTAAAGCAAAAAGGATTAATCAATGAATCATATGTGTCGCCCGAGAAACCGTTGAATTTGAAACGCGGGCAAAGAATCACCGGGACCATCAGGCCTGGGCAAATAACTAAAATCGAGCAAGCAGTTGAGGAAAAGTTAGTTCCTAAGCAGATTTACGCTATGTTGCGTAATGGATTTACTGGTGTTAAAAGAACACGAATTGGAGAATTGTCAACCGACCAAGCCGACGAACTCTTTAGGATAATTATTGGATTAACGCCCGAGGAGGCGGGCCGGATGGGAGGCCCAGGCAAGATTAAATTAGTTGATAAAGAAACGCTGGCTGCGATGCGTGATTTTATTCCTCCGAGCGTTTTAAGCAAGAAGTATATCACTACCGGGGACATCTTCCAAAACATCAAAGAAAAAGAGATTAACTATATCATCTCTCTTGGCCGACCGATCAGAAAAGTCCTAACGAGTGGCGAACTCCAACCAAACCTGCGATCTATTACCGAAAGTATCTACGACACAGTTTCACTGGCCGAAGAGGATATGAGGATTGACTACAAGCAATTTCATGATGATTACGTCAAACTTTACAGGGCGGCCCGGAAGAAGGATAAACAGGTTGACCTGAATGTTTTTAGTTATATTGAACAAGGATTGGAGGTTCCGCCGGCGACTAAAGCACTGGCCGATTTTCTTAAAACAGATTTATTCTCAATTTCCTTGCCGGTGATGAAACCAAGAAGAATCCGACAAGGGTATATTACCCATACAGCACCTACTTTTTGGGAAAAAGTCAAGATTATTGGTATGAAGGAAACACTAAAAGAAGTAGTTGAGCCGATTATCACGCCTCGGGAAAACATTGATCCGGGTATTTTACAGGCACTTGATTACATTGTTTCCAAGGAGAAGTTCAATCCTTTCGCCTTGCGGAGATCTAAATACTCCGTCTATACCAAACAACTGCGGAAATCGGTTCAGGCTTATGCCAGTCTCTATTTTTACAAAAAGAATTTCGATCCGGTCATGCCGAAGATTTTGAAACAAAAGAGATTTTTACCAGGCAGCACTCAAAAATATGTAACGAAATACCTTCAAACCGTCGGAGGTAGGCCCTTGGATTGGGGATTGTGGCGAGGACCTATGGGACGGACTATTAAGAAGAGCATCAATACCGGAGTGCGGTTTGAGTACGGGCTTTTATTAGGAGTTAATCCGGCTTCCGCGCTCGGCAACGTGGCCGGTGGCAACTGGAACAATATCGCTGACATCCCGCCGCAATTACTTGCCTTGGGACATAAAAGGCTGGCTTCTAAACAGGGATTAAAAATTTTGGAAAAGTATCATCTAACAGAACAAACTTTGTGGTTGGAGCCAGTGGGGGGAATCGCTGAAAAAGCGAGCAAGGGAGAAAGAGGATTATTTGCCTTGATGCAGGGTGGAGAATTATGGTTGCGAGGATCGGCCGCGCTTGCTCGGGTACCGGAAAACGAGTTTCAAAGCGGGACATTGTCTTCCGGAACGAGAGCGATTATTAGAAGGCAACTTGGTCGAAGCCAGGGTTTATTCGGGCCGGCGCAATCACCTCTTCTTTCCCAAACAACTCTTCTTCGGCCGATTTGGATGTTCAAACACTGGATGATTAACGAGATAGAATTATGGCATAATTTCGCCAAAGAATACATCGAAAGATATAAAAGAAATCCGAGTTGGGGCGGCAGAACAATCAAGAACGCTGGATTTAGAAGGATAGTCAAATACCTTATTATCGGCGCCCTCTTTTACTTCTCGGGAATATCTTTCCTTAAAAAGGAGGCTTTCCAAAAAGTTGGGATTCCAAAAACATTGATCGGGGCGTTGATACAGGTAACGAACGCACCGCTTTATGAAGACGGCTATTTCGCCATGCAACTTTTAGTCAGAGCGGGCAATGGAGAGTTCCGGGAGGCCCAGGAAGATTTCATAAATTGGATATTGAAAAAGCCGTTGCTGGCCAAGAGCCGGACTTTAATCCAGGGACTTTTTGAGGGAGCGACTAAACAACCAAGCGGAACGTTAAAATCTAACATCACAAAATTTGAGGCCTTCAAGAGGCTTATGTTGGGTAGTTGGACGGAGCAGGGACAGAAAGAAAATAAGCTGAATGAAGAATTGAGCAAACTTCTACCGGCCCAAACCTATACGAAATGGGATCAGGACCTGGGTTCTCGGTTAGTCAAGACCGATTACCAGAAAAACAAAGAAGACATCATGAACTATATCAAGGATAAGGGCTATAATTCCATCGAGGAACTTAATGCGGATGCCGTTTTGGTCAAGAAAATAACTGCTTATAATACGCAAGCGACCGAAAGGTTAAGGAAATTCTTTCAAGAGCGCGACAAATTGACTGGTATCGTTACCCTTCAAAAAGAGTGGGAGTCGACACTCAAAAAGGTTACCGTTCAGCCGGCTGACGTCAATAATTGGTTTGAGACCGAGAGACAATTAAGAACCGTCCCCAGTATTTTGAGGCGGACAAGATAAAAAAATGATGACAGAAATAACAAATTTAGCCGAGTACGGTCTAACAGGTGTCTGTATTTCCCTTGTTCTTTTGATTGCTTTTCTATTTAATAGGATTTTCAGATTCATTTCTAATCATATGGTTCACGAAACGGAGGCATGGAATAAAAACACCGAGGTTTTAACAAAACTCTCGGAAAAGATAAGCCAAGACATCAAATCACAGGCGGATGTAGCAAAAACTTTGAGAGAATTGAAATCGGTCGTATCGAAAATAAAAAAATAGCTCTTTCGACATGGGGGCATCCAGAAAGTCCGCCGAACTAACTCGGCTAAGATTATTTGCTGGCTCTGCCCCCACCAATTAAGGGATTTCGGCCTGCGGGCCTTAATCTCGGAGGGGGCGAGCACGGTTTGTTAAATACAGCCCAATACTCGCCAGCCCTCCACTTATGGAGGTAGAACTCAATGGGAGTGTTCCGCTGAGGAAATGCTGGTTCGATTCCAGATACCTCCCCGAAAATTATTATTAAACTTAAACAAAACTATGTGGATTATATCTTTCCTAAAAAATCTATTCTCGCAAAAAAGTCAAAGCAATGTTCCCGATAACCCGGGAGCTCTACCCAGTCCCTCAGATATCCGTGATATTACTTTATCTGCAGTCCAGGCCCCGATTGAGTTGAGACAGTTGCCGGAGTACTTTATGACTCCTTATCCACTGAAAATACTAAATCAAGGCAGCAGTCCGGCTTGCGTTGGATTTTCTTGCGCTGTTCTTAAGGCCGAGAAAGAAAGACGTGAACAGAATTCGGTCGACTTTGACGGATTATGGATTTACAACAAAGCGAAAGAGGTCGATGGCTATGCCGGAAAAGGCACTTATCTAAGAACGGGTATGAAGATTTTGAAAGACGCTGGAGCCTTGCCTTCGGGGATGTCGCCGGTCTTAGAGGCCGAAGCGATGAAATATAAAATAGGCGCGTATGCGAAAGTAGATGATATTAGTTTTGAAGGATTAAAAGCGGCCATATACCAAAATGGCATTATCCTGGCCGGATTTTACGGCGATAAGCCCGGTTGGACGTCCGCCTATCTTAAACCGCCTAAGACCGTTGCCTTTGGTCACGCGATCGCTTTAATCGGCTGGAATAAGGATTATCTTGTCTTTCAGAATTCGTGGGGTGAAACGTGGGGCGAAAAAGGGATCGGATACATCCCTAAGGATTATCTGCCGTTCGAGGCCTGGGCGATTTTAGTCGATCTTCCGCTGGACTTTATAAGAGAAGAAAGACCAAAGCATACTTTTAATAACGATATGGGATTAAATGATAAAAACGACGAGGTGCTATGGCTTCAGAAGTGCTTGAAATATCTCGGACATTTTCCTAAAATCGTAGAGCCCACAGGATTTTACGGTCAGATCACGGTCGGGGCGGTTGTCCAATTTCAGAAAGCATATGGTATCAGCCAAACAGGATTCGCCGGGACAAACACCCGGACAAAACTCAACGAATTATTTGCCTAACAAAGGTCGATAAGTGATACATTAACAATAGTTAACACATACGTTTATGAATAAATTATTAGCATCAAGCGTTGATCCAGAGAAATTAAGTTTAACGGTAAAGGGAGTTTTGGGCGGACTCGCCACTTTGATACTTTTATTAGCAACTTCGTTCGGAGTGAGTCTTTCCCAGGGAGATTTGCAAACGGCTATTAACGGCATAGGAGATTTAATAGTTGCGATCGGTGGAATAGTTTCGACTGCCGCTATTGTCTACGGTGCCGTTAGAAAAATCGTAGTGGCCTTCCAGAAGAAGAACTCTGGTTAAAATAGGTTATTTTGCCAAACCGCCAAAAAACACGGCCTCCATTTGCCTCGCGGAGATGTTTTGAAACACGGGTTGATACTTAACACCTTGCTAATTTAGCAAGGTGTGTTATTATGTAAGTACTATGAAAAAGCGAATTAGAATAATTTTATCTTGGCCATGGTTTAAGATCTTTATTATCTCGGCTATTTTTGTTTTTCTTTTGATTCAATGGGGCGATTTTAACGTAAGAAGACTTGATGCTTATACCAACTGCATTAAAACCTACGAGAAAGAAAGTTGTCGCCAGGGATTTTCAATTTCAAATATCTTTAGTTTTTAATTTAAGAATAGGACTTGACAGGTTTTTTGATTGGCTTAAGGTGTAGTATTACAATTAAAAACCCGTTAGCCCGAAAGGGCATGCATTACTAACGGAATTTGTGTTATAATCCAATTACGCCCCTGCCGAAAGGTGGGGAAACGACACAAACCCGGAGTAATGCCCGGGCTTTGTGTTATGATAGAAGCAATCAAAAAATTCAGCGAGTGGAAAGTCTTGGGAGTTAAGGGCAATACGGCCTACGGTTATGACGGCCATCTACGCCATTTCTGCGTGTTCTTGCGTGATCCGGACATTGCGGACATAACTTTAGACCAGATAATAGAATATCTTAGCTTGTGCCAAAAAATGGGTTTCCGGGGAAGTTCGCTTGAAAAATACGGCTTGGCTATCAAGGAGTTTTTGGATTTTTACCGCAAACAAAATTACAAAGTGATTGACCCTGACTTAGTGCCGGTCCCGAAGATATACGATAGGGCATTGCCGAGAGTAGCATCGGATGAAGACTTTGAGAAGTTGTTGGCGGTAATACCGAAAAACAACAACGCCTACTATAACGTAAGAAATAGAGCAATAGTTTGGCTGCTTCACGATACCGGCGCCCGCGTGTCAGAAATTGCCAATCTTAACTTAGAAGACGTCAACCTGGTCAATCAATTTGCTATTATTAAAACAGAAAAACGGAAAGACGATATGCCGTTCCGTAAGATATTTTGGACCAAAGAGTGTTATAACGAATTGAACCGCTGGTTGGAAAAAAGAAACGAGCTTATAATGAAGACGGAACTTGTAAATCCGGAAGATGAAAAAGCGTTGTTCTTATCGGTCAATGGCGGAGTATGTAGCGATGGTCGGGTAACAAGAAGGATGGACATCGAAGCAGTGGGTGAATTTCTAAGAAAGTTAAGCCGCCAAGCCGGACTGAAATACGCCATCAACCCGCATAGTTTCCGCCACAGAATCGGCCATGAATTAGTAAAGCGTGGCGTTGAAGCTAACGCGTTATCGCAGATTCTTGGTCATAAAAGTTTGGACAGTAGCCGTATTTATACAATGCTTTCGGGATTGGAGCTTGGTAGGATTTACCATAAAGTGATGGGTAGGTAA